GAACTCGTTGGAACAGTAGTGATGCAATTACTAGCTTAGAAATTTATTATGGAAGCTCCATCGACTTTGGCTTTTTCACGCTTTATGGAATCAGCAGCTAAAAGACAGGTAGAATAAAAACATGACAAACAGACCGACACGCCTAGTTGTAGATTGCAGCCTTCCCGAAGGCCACCCTGACAAGGTGCAGATTATTCCCCTAACCGATGCTGAGATAGCAGAGCGTGAGGCACAAGCCGCACAAGCCGCTATCGAACAGGCTGAGAGGGAAGCTGCCGAGGCTCAGAAACAGGCAAACAAAGAAAGTGCAAAGGCAAAGCTCGAAGCACTAGGTCTATCAGAGGCCGAGATACTCGCACTTCTAGGCTAGTCATGGCTGAGGAAACAAACGGCGTTCGCATAACGCAACGAGACATTTACGAAAAGCTCATCGAGGTTCAATCGGTGCAGATCGAGCTGGTTGCCGATATCAAAAACCTCAAAGACTTACCTGCCCGCATGAATCGAGTAGAGCAGAAACTCGCTCGCATGGAATGGATTGAGAAGCTCGTATTCACAGCTTTAGGATCAGGCATCACAGGTTTTATTGCAGCTCTTTGGGCATTACTGCGATGAGACACCCATTTTCTAAAAAGACAATTAGCTCCCGATTCGGTGCAATCAAGGGCCGTGTTATCCCGCACCGTGGACTGGACTACGCACCAAAAGAAGGCACACGCATCCCTGCTATCAGCGGTGGAACGGTGCAGGTTGTCAAGTGGTCAAGCATTCTCGGTTGGGTTCTGGTGCAGACTGCCTGGGATTCAATAAATGACAAAGTTGTTTACATTGGCTACTGCCACTTGCAGGAGCAGCCAAAACTAAAACCAGGAACTGTCATTACTCAAAGCCAGACAGTCGGCAAAGTAGGCAACACGGGATCAGCGAGCAAGGGAGCTCATCTGCACCTCACCATCGGCCCTAGGGTCAATTCAGTATTCTTCGGCACCGTCTTTGACCCTGAGAAGTTTATTGACGAGCGTCTCGATGCCTAGCTGGAAGCACCGCCGCAGGCTGATCTACATGAGCTTTGCTCTATCTGCCCTAATGATTTTATTTGGTGCAGCTACCTACGCTTCTGACAGTTCGGTCAGCAGGGAACTAATAATCGGCGGTGTCGCCTTGATAAGCATTATCCTGACGGCTTATACTGCATTTGCAACATACGAAGATGTAAAGACAAGGAAAAGGGACAATGAAGATTTTTAGTTTGGAATTCTGGAGCTACGCTGGCGAGCGCGCCATCAAGACAGTAGCTCAGTCCGCAATCGCCGTTCTCGGAACTGGCTCAATCGGACTATTCGCAATTGACTGGGCTGGCCTGGCATCGGTATCGCTAGGTGCTGGACTGCTGTCTATCCTGACTTCAGTTGCTTTCAAAAAAGATTAAAAGAAAAAACCCCTAGCCAATCCTCTAGGGGTTTCTCTTGTTCCGACCCGACCCCGCAGGGACCACTCTCGGTTTGTCTTGGCAACATTTGTAGCTAAGTGACTAATAAAAAAATAACAGGGGATTTTAGGTTTGTCAAATACTTTTTATAGGTATGTCACCTATAGGTGCGACAACGGCCATGCGCTGTTGTTAGGCCACCTTGTAAACAATCGCGGTTTGAACATCTCCCCGTCTCCAGTCGTATGTTCGTCCTGCACGAGTAGCTTTAGCCACTGTGATTTTCCCGCCCTTTTTGAGCTTCCGCCTCTCGTAAGCCGTTAGTCCGCCCCACACGCCATACTCCTCATTGGTTTTCAGTGCATAAGACAGGCACTGCTTCATAACTGGACACTGCGCGCATAGCTGCTTAGCCACCATGTATAGATTCACATTGGCATCTTGATCTGGGAAGAACAGCTCTGGGTCGGTATTGGTGCAGGGTGGGATTGTCGGCGCTTGTTCCATCGCCTCAGCAAGCTTTATGTATTCGGGGTGATAAATCATGCAAGCAATCTAGGCTTGCCAATTCAGTTTGTCAAATCAGCGTTCTTCGGGGCTAGTGCCGCCCCAGATGCCGTGTCGCTGATTGGTGCGTAGCGCATAGTCAAAGCACTGTTTTTTGATAGGGCAGTCATAACAAATACCCTTGGCAATGACACTCATCTGATGCCGCACCGTAGGATCTGGCTCGTCCTCTGGATACCACAGACCAGGGTGCTTTTCGCACTCTACTCCGCCTACAGCCTGTATAGAAAATAACAATTTCATATACTCGCTTGATAAATGTCCGAGCCATCGCATAAAGTAAGGCTACTCGGTGAAAGGAGAAAAATGCAGATTTACGCACCAGAAATACTAAATGGGGCAAAGCTGCTGGGTAACTTTGAGCCAGGAAGCCCTGAGTGGCATTCTGAGCGGTCTAGGGGCGTTGGGGGTAGTGAAGTAGGGACCATACTCGGTCTAAACCCTTACGAGAGCGCCTACGCTTTATGGGCCAAAAAGACAGGCAGGATTCCATCTGAGATTCAGGAGAACTGGGCAATTCGGTTCGGTAAGGCCTTTGAGGAGCCAATCCTAAAACTGTGGATGGAGGAGCATCCTGATTGGGATGTCTATACAACTGGCACATACGCAGATGGCGACTGTGAATACCGCCACGCTAACCCTGATGCCATAGCCATCCATAAGACCACTAAGGAGATGATGGTCCTGGAGGTCAAGACAGCGCGCAGCACTTGGGAATCGGTTCCGCCGTCCTACATGGCTCAGGTCTTGCACTACATGGGTGTGCTGAAGATACAGCGCGGCATGATCGTGGCCGTAGCGGGCATGACCTGGAACGAATACGATGTGCCGTTTATCGCATCTGCCATAGACCTACAGAACGAAATGATTGACCAATTCTGGGCTTCAATTCAGTCAGACAAGAAACCTGAGTGGGATGGCTCGGAAAGCACCTACCAGGCAGTTAGGGCTGAGAACCCGCAGATTGAGATTAGAGACCATGAACTCGGTCAGGTAGGGGTTTTACTACTCCAGGCCCAGGAAAGGGCTGATAGGGCCAATTCTGAGCTTCTGAGGGTCAAGTCTGAGGTGATGGACAGCATGGGTAAAGCCAAGTATGGAACTGTCAACTCAGAACGCATAGTTACACGCCAGATGAGAGGCAGCTCGCCCTCACTGGTTATCACCAAAAAAGGCACAAGCTGGATCTAGGAGGAAAAATGCCACGCTTTGATTTATCTACTTATGAAACTGTTGAAGAAAGAATTAGGAAGTTCTACAAGGAGTATCCCGATGGACGCATTATCACGCAGAACCTTACAACTACTACTGACCGCTCTGTGGCGACTTGGGTTGTTGGCGCAGCGGTTTACCTTACTGCTGGCGACCAAGCAAACAATCTCCCGAAGGCCACGGGTCTGGCATTCGAGATTGATGGTGGTCCTGGTGCGAATCAGACTTCGGCTCTTGAAAATGCAGAAACCTCTGCCATCGGACGAGCTTTAGCGTCTGCTGGATTCAGTGGCAACAAGCGCGCATCGCGTGAGGAGCTTGAAAAGGTAAATCGCGTAACCGACATGAAAGAACAATGGCTGGTTGAAGCAGATAAGATTTCAGACATAGCAGGTTTGCGCTGGTTCTACGCAAAGGCAAAGGGCGAAGGTGCAACACCTGATGTTCTGGAAAGGATTGAAGCTCGTGCCAAACAGTTCAGTGCTGATGTCGAAAGTGGCGGAGCTGACGGAGGCGTATCAACAGGCGCTACAGAGGGGCAACCAAAATGAGGCTGCCTTCTGGAAAATCGAACTTACCTATGCGATTTGGAATCTAAGTGATACCTTCCCAGATCACAGAAGAAATAGCCCGCCTGATTCAGGAAAACCAACGCGGGGCTGATGCGCTTTACCAAGCTGAAGTCGCTCTGGCTGAAGCTGAACACGAACTTGACACGATAGAACAAAAAGCTTTTATCAAGACACAAGGGACTGTTGCCGATAGAACTGCACTCGCAAAGCTAGAATCTGCTGACGCTCGCCTACAGCGCGACCTTAGACGAGCAGAATTCAACAGAATCAAAGTCAAAATCAAAATCATTGAGACATCGCTAATGGCGATTGGAACTCAAGTGAAGCTGATGCAAGCGGAGATGCGATGACCATAAACAAATTCATGCGAGGACAACTTGAGAAAAGGGACCCATACTGCGTTCACTGTGGCGAAACTACTGATCTTGTTATTCACCATCGGAAAAATCGCGGGATGGGCGGCTCCAAGATTCTTGACACATACGAGAACCTACTTAGAGTCTGCCAAAGCTACAACACCGCCATGGAGTCGAACTCAGATGTCGCAGCAGAAGCAAGAGGATGGTCCCACAAACTAGAGTCCTGGGAGGACTTTTCGGAGCCAATCTATGACCGCTGTGATGGGGAGTGGTATCAACTAATGCCAGACGGCACGAAGAAGGCAATAACAAGAACTATTCATAAGTTGTTTTAGGCTAAAATAAAAGAGGGCCAGGTATAAGCCTGACCCTCAGTCCGACAGTAGCGGTGTCGGCAGGTTCTATTCTGCCACACCAGATAGGCAGAATATGGAAACTTTATATAGATTCTTT